TGAAAGAACCATCAATAGAATTTTATTCATAATTTATTACTCAAAAGGGGATTTCTTCATCGGGGCGAATTGGTGTCTTTTCTGGTTCAGGTGGTTGCTTTGCCTTTTCATCCACTTTGGAGTACAGGTCAAGGAATGCTTCCTTCGTTTCAGTATCAAATCGTGCAACACACAATTCAACGGCCTTCATACGATTGCCGAAAATTTTGAAAGCTTTTGCAATGTGAACCAAACGGCGTGTGGAGATAATTTCATCAACAGCACCTTGGTCATGTGACTGGCGCACAATATCGGCCCATTGAATCAACAGGTCAACAAAATCCTTATCATCAATCAATGGTGTAAGAATTTTCTTTTCGGTCTTTGCATCAGGATATTCCTGTTCAACCGTAATAGGGAATCGTTCAAGGAATGCATCATCAAGAATCTGTGACAGATACTTACCTTCTTCACTGCCACGACCCTTGGTGTTTGCAGTGGCAACAACGTTGAAACCTGGTTTTGGATGAACCATTTCACCGTTCTTTTTATTATAGTAGGGTTTGCCCTCAAGGATACCTTGCAGACACATCAATTTATTGGAACCACGGTCAACTTCGTCAATCAACAGAATGGCACCACGTTTCATAGCTTGCAGTACAGGTCCATCACGATTAACAACGTTGCCGTTAACAAGAGTAGGCCCGCCAAGAAGATCAGTTTCATCGGTTTCGATTGAAACGTTGACTCGGATACATTCACGACCCATGGTGGCACATACTTGTTCAACCATGAGGGTCTTACCGTTACCAGAAAGCCCAGTGATAAAGACAGGATAGAAATCGCCAGACTTAAAAATATTGCGTAAGTCATTATAAAAACCGAATGGCACATAGTCGGGATACTTTTCAGGAATTGCGGAATCAGATTCATCAATGAGTTTAGGTTGGCGTAATGCAACCACGGCCATGTCCACAGTCATGGCTTCTTCCTCAGGTTCGGTTGCAGTTGCTGCAACCTTTTGTGTGCTGCCGATATTGGGCAGTTTATACAGTCCACGACCATAACGATATTCGGACTTGGTCACCAACCAATACGGAAAAGAAATATCATTTTCTTCACACACATGCTGGATGTTATCCCGTGTCAGTGTGGATCCAATACCGAATAGTTCCTCGGCAGCTTTCACAAAGGTCGTTTGGTTACGATTCAAACTCATTAATTACTCCATAACAAATATAGGTATATTGTACTACAAATGGCATCATTCGTCAAGCCATTTACCAGTCTGGTCAAAGGATTGTTCCTGTATGGTTGCACCATGTTTACCTGTGTGTCTAGGATTACCACACATGGCACATTCAGGATTTCCACAATCCATGGCGTGGTGTTTTGCGAAACGGTGTGGTTCTCTTTCAATTTCCAACCTATCTACACCATGTTGTAGAGCAATTTTACTTTGTTTACGTATTGCATTCTGTTCTTTATGCAGTCGTTTGCTACGTTTTTCTTTATCTTCTGGATTGCTCATCATTACTCCTAGAGAAAAAAACCCACCTTGCGGTGGGTTGTAAATTAAACTACGCTGTTTGCATTGTCTTGAACCGCAGAATCGAATTCGACTTCATCTTCTGGGTTCACACCAACCTCACCAATCACTTCGTAACGGCAGCAACGGCCTTTACTGTCATTGTAGTCGGTCGGAATAGAAACCACATCACGTGGATTGATTTTCAGAATCATCACACGTTCACCACCAAAGTGGCGCAGATAACTTTCGGAACAGAAATGGAGACCTGCTGAACAGGTTTGTTCCTTGTTATCATTGACTTGGTTTCGTTCCATTTCACACACCTTACCAACAGAGTTGTCAAAGGTGCCGGAATGGACGTCCTTGTAATCTTCACGGACTTTCTTGTATGCAAGGAAGTGGCCATCAGAGGTGATAGGCAAGTTGTTCTTTTCAAGGAAACCATACAGTTCATTCACTGCACGATATGACGGGTTAGTCATCAGGTTTTCCATGAACATAACCAGAGGTTCAATAGGCATGTCATCTTGCAGCATTTGGAACATACGGCGAGACATTGCATTGTGGAACTCTTGGCCTTTCCAGAACATCTTATCACCTTGAACGGCAAGATAACCAGAACCATATTGCAGAACCATTTTCTTGGGGTCAATGATATTGCGAACGGTGTCCCAATCATTGGCCTTGATGGCGTCCTTGACCTTATCATAGGTCGGATGTGATTTGCTAATCGTATGTGGTTTGTTGTTGATAACCACAGTAATATTAGAACCTTGAATCAGATATGCGTAACTCATAATAAAATTTCCTTTCAAATTATTTCACAGTGTCAATCAGATTGATATAATTGATAATATCAGTCTCTTTTGCTTCATGCGACAGTTTCTCAATCAGAGGATACCGTGCGTTGAACGCTTTAATGTCAGCAAGGTATTTATTGGTATGTGCATTAAGGTCATACTTCGGTGAAAAGAAACTGGTAAGTTCCTGCATCACACGATAGTTATTGCTCTTAGGCACACCAACAAATTCTTTCAGTAGGTCATATGCGGGTCCAACGTGGATATTATCTACGATTTTATCCAGATTGTACTTCATAATGTCGTTGATGGCAAGCTTCTCACGAACACAGGCCATGAAAGCCTTCGTGCCAAGTTTGTCAAACACAGCCTGGATATGTTCTTCCAGGTTAATCCAGTTGGAACGTTTCTTGATTTCCTCAATGTCTCCTTTACGAACACCATACACCACAACTTGCAGTTCACTGATACCACTCTGTTCCAACATGTTTGCAACAGCACCGCAAGCATTATACTTGATTTTTGTCCACTGTGGTTCAAAACCACTCAGAGGAATGTAGTAATGTTTCAGTGTGGCATCAAAGTCCTCAGCCTTACCAGCATCACGCCACACAAGGTCTCGGGATTTCATATAGTGCCGAGGACCACCACGTTCTTCCATTTTCAGAATAGTGACGTTCTTGGCCATACCACCACCAGTTGCACGGTCTTTCATGCGAAGCGTAGATGCTTTTACACGTTGACCTTCAGGTGGATTGTGAATTGCATTGTAGAACTCAGCAACCTTCATTGGTTGCATACGATTCACAGGTTCAAGCACAAACACAGTTTCAGTATAACTACGTTTCTCCTTGGTGCGCCAATGATACTTTGCACGTTCGGTAGCACCAGTCTTGGTGTCATTTTCAACAAACGTAATGGAACTAGAAACATCAATTTTCCAACCCGATTCGTATTCAATACGACCAGTCGCGTCCTTTTTACCAAAGTCCATACGGTTTGATTCATGTTTGCTGCAAGTGTTCACATGTGAGGAGATGGAAAACTTACGCAGTTGAATGTTGAAATCTTTGGCAAGGTCATCAACCTTGTGTTCCAGAGTCACACCACCATAATGACGTAGAACGTCATACAATGGAAACTTTTTATCGGTTGCATATTTGTTAACAGCATTTGCAAACAAAGAGATGCGGCGTTTGTCAAATAGGTAGTAAGCACGTTCCCAATCGTTTTGGATTTTGTCCGCTTCTTCAGTAACAAAATCAGCAAGACGAGCATTCAGTGCTTGCAGTTTGTTTTCAATTGCAACCAATGTTTGTGGCACATAGGACAGACCTTCACGTGATGCCTGGAAGTCCAATTCACCAATATCAAATTCCATCACAAGACTGCAAGCCAGCATTTTACTCAGACTGGATTGTGTGCTAGATGGAATTTCAATCGGATATGCAATGTTACCCATCACAGCAATGGACCGACCAGTGTAACCAGAATCTTTGCGAACATGAACACCAGGAATAATGTCCTTGGTTTCATATTCCACTTCTTGAACGGCAACATCTTTACCTGTGAAATTGGGACGTTGTTTGAACCAACGGAACACATGGCGAGCTTCATCTTCGAAACGAACCATGTCGTTACGACTTTCAACGGCAAAGCGTACCTCAACACCAGCAGGTTCTGTGGTTTCTTCTTCGCCCATCAGAGCAATGGAGGGCACACCGGCTTCATTGATAAAAGCAGTGTAGATACCTTTGCGGCCATCTTTAATGGCAGTTACGGTGAAATTATCCGTATAAGAAAATGGAGACTTAGAACCAAGACCAAGGGCGCCAATAAAATCATTAGAACCAGTCTTAGTGCTCTCAAAGTATGTGGTGTAGATGCTGGTAACTTGGTCATGGTTAAGCCCAGTGCCATAGTCACGAATGGCAAAATAGGGTTCCAGGAAAGTAGGAATATGCACATCAAACGGATTGGTGTTGCCTGCAACGGTATGAGAATCCACCGCATTACAAGACAGTTCACGGACAATAGCACGGATCTTGTTTGCGTACAGGCCGCTGGACAGGATGCTGAATGCCTTGGCGCTGTTACGGATACGGAATTCACCAATCTGGCCTACATTGGACATGATGGCTTCGGACTGCGGTGCGTTGTTCAGAATCATTACAAAAAACTTTCAATCAGTGAAACAATGAACGTATTATACCAGACCTGGCAGGTTTGGCAAGTATCACTTTGGTATTACACCGAATACAGGATGTGTCTGTCGTATTCCACCCATTCCATAATTGGATATGGGAGAATTGCACCATTATAACAAACCACTTCAATATAATGTTCCTTGACACCATAGGTTTCCAACCACACTTTGTGGTCATGTATTGTGGTGGGAAACCATGCAAACTTGGTACGATGCCTCCAGTCACCAAGTTTTGGTGGTTCTTTAATTTTCCACTTCATTACGGACTCCATACATGAGTTGCATTGCATCAAAGATACAGTCATCAATTGGATTGTGTTTCGTGATATGTAACCTGGAATCAAAACCAGGATATTCCACATCACAGTAACCATTGGTTGTGTTGTACAGGAAATCCACTGCTGTCCTTACATCACGCCAACGGGAGTATGGAAAAATAGGTGTGAGCCCAATCTGTTCCTCAATATCATCCATAACCAATTGGTCCAGATTCCCCCGAGCCCACACCCAACAATTTTCATCATTCTTTTCTTTGACCCATTTCCGCATGGCCTCATAACCATCCTCAAATCGGCAATCAATCTCATTTGGAATGAATGATACTTTTTTTACATTATCGCATTGCTTTGCCCACCATTCCATTGTGGACTGGCCCATTTCTCGACCAAGGCGTTTGTGTTGGTCACGCACATCAAACTTTGCAAAGAACGCATCATCACGCAACTGTTCAGGTGATGGTTTTTCATCGGGATTAAAATAGATAGCGGCTACCGATAAGATAACAGCATTTGACTTTTTAGAAAGCGTTTCCACATCAAAAATAAAAATTTTATTTCTCCTTCAAATTTACCATGATTATACACAGCATCTATAAAATTGTCAACCAGATTACCGGCAAGTGTTACATAGGATACACATCAAAGTCACTAAAAAATAGGATGACCGAACATCGTAGT